GACTGCAAATCGGTTATCTGTGCGGCGAAGACGTGTACGCCTGGTTCGACCGGCCGCTTCAGCGCTTCGAGTACCGGCCGCTGACGCGCGGCGGTGTGCCGCAGATTCTCATGCCGCATCAGGCGGACCTATCCGACGCCGGCCTGACATACCACTACCAGATATTCGGGGCCGAAATGGGCACGGGCAAGACCCTGGCTGCCCAGATGGTGATTGAGAAGTCTGGCGTCGATCTGGTGTGGTGGGTCGGCCCCAAGACCAGTATCCCGAACATCAAGCGCGAGTTCAAGCTGTGGGGCTTCCCGTTTGATCGTATCCAGGTCGAGTTCTTCACCTACGAAGGTCTCGTCCGCGTGATGGACGAATGGGACGGCTCGCAACCATTGCCCCGGTTCTTCGTGGCCGATGAATCGAGCCGCTGCAAAAACGACACGTCGCAACGCTCGAAGGCCGTTCAGAAGCTCGCCGACTTGATCCGTGACAAGTACGGCTACGAGGGCTACGTGATCGAAATGTCGGGCACGCCGTCGCCCAAGACGCCGTGTGACTGGTGGAGTCAGTGCGAGATCGCCTGGCCGGGCTTCTTGAAGGAGGGCAGCCGCCGCGCGATGGAAGAGCGACTGGCCTTCATGGTGGAACAGGAGTTCGACGCCGGAAAGTTCAAGAAGCGGATCGGCTGGAAGGACGACGAACGGAAGTGCGCCAAGTGCGGCGACACCCGTGAAGAAGGACCGCACGAATTGGACGGCGTGACGGACCCGGAGAGTTACCATCCTTTCGAGGCCAGCAAGAACGAGGTCGCCTACCTCTACGAACGGCTCAAAGGGCTGGTCATCGTCAAGCATAAGAAGGATTGCCTGCAACTGCCTGAGAAACGCTACCGCAAGATCATTTGCAAACCGACTGCCAGCGTCCTGCGCGTGGCCGAGGCCATTGTCAACGCTGCACCCAATGCCGTCACTGGCATGACCCTGCTGCGGGAATTGAGCGACGGCTTCCAGTACCGCGAGCAGCAGGACGGCATGACGAAATGCACGCACTGCACGGACGGCACGGTCGCCGAGTGGACGGACCCAGAAGATCCCGAGGCGAGCTACCAGGCTATCGACCTGCTCGATCTCGACATGAAGGCCCGGTTGGTCCGGCGGACGGTCGCCTGTCCAGCCTGCGGCGGCAAACGGGAAGTCCCCAAGATGGTCCGCATCGCGCGGGAAATCCCTTGCCCGAAGGACGCCGCGCTGAAGATGCTCTTGGACGAGAACGAGGAAGTCGGCCGGTTGGTCATCTTCGCCGGTTTCACTGGCTCGGTGGACCACATCGTCAAGTTGTGTCTCAAGGACAAGTGGGACGTGGTGCGGTGCGACCAGGGCAACTTTCAGGTCTTCGCCGCCAAGAGCGACAGCTCGGACGGCGCGCTGGCGACCGAGGAGGAGCCGCTGGATTACTGGGCCAATCTGGCGGGGCACGGCAAGGTCGCCTTCGTGGCGAACCCGGAGTCGGGCGGCATGAGCCTGACGCTGGTGGAGGCCCGCATGGCGGTGTACTGGTCCAACAGTTGGAAGCCGGAATACCGCGTGCAAAGCGAAGACCGCATCCATCGCAAGGGCATGGACGAGAACCTGGGATGCACCATCGTGGACCTGATCCATCTGCCGAGCGACGACCGCGTGCTGGATGTGATCCGCGCCAACCGGAAGCTGGAGCTAATGACGATGGGCGAAGTCCTCCAAGGCGTCGATTGGAAGGATGCCGGCGAAGACGGCGAAATGTCCGTGGAGGAAGTGACGCCGTGAGTTTTGTCGCGTGCGAAATTGCGTTGTCGAAAGGGCGATGGAACTATTCTCCGTCGCCCGAGCGGGTGCGACGAAAGTTAGAGTCGCTTTTTGAGGACTCGTTGCTTGCTGTGACCTTTCGTGACTTGAGCGACGACAACGCGATTGAAGTGGAAGTGCGCGTGGATGTCTGGGAGACCTGCGAATGGGTTTGCGACACCATCTTCAGAGCCTTTCTGAAGTGGAACCCCGAGTATGAGAGCATGATTGAGGTTGAAATCCTCCGTGAGCCGGAGGGGCCTTTTGACGATCCGTTCGAGCCAGTTTGGGATGAACAGGACGAATGGGAGTGGTGGCACCAGTGGTCTGGTCTTCCACAGATTGAGCGAATTTGGCAGTAACGTGTAACAACCTTTTCTAACCCTGTGGAGTTGCAACGATGAAGTACGTGCTGTTGGTCCTGACTCTGATCTCTCTGGCCGCCGCCCCGGCGCTTGCCGGTGTGCCCGATGAGTTGCAGAAGGTGAGCGTCACTATCAAGGCCGGAAACGCCCAAGGCTCCGGCACCCTCGTGACCAGGAAGATCGGCGAAGACACTGTGACCTTCATCTGGACGGCCGCCCATGTCGTCAATGGCCTGCGAAGCACGCGCACGGTCGTCACGCCGCAGGGCACGCCCAGGATTCTCGTCGAATACAAGGACGCCGAGATCGTCCAGGAGCGGCAGCAAGACGGCCGCCGAGTGGGCGAGGTCAAATACGATTGCAAGGTCGTCAAGGTCAGCGATGCCGATTACGGTGAAGACCTGGCCGTGCTCATGGTTCGCTGCAAAGGGGCTTATCCGGCGAACGTCTGTGCCAAGTTCCACAAAGACCCCAATTACATTCCGCCCATCGGCGTCGATCTGAGCCACTGCGGCAGCCTTTTGGGACAATTCGGGGCCAATAGCTATACGACCGGCGTGCTAAGCCAGACCGGGCGCACGCTCCCTATGAAGGGTGCCAACGTCCGGGTCTTCGATCAGGTCACGACCGTTTCTTTTCCCGGCTCGTCCGGCGGCGGCATGTATCTGAAGGAGAGCGGCGAGTACATCGGCATGTTGACCCAGGGGGTGATGCAGTTGCAAGGCTTCAACTTCATCGTTCCGGTACGGCGCATCCACGCCTGGGCTACGGCGTCGAAGGTCGAGTGGGCCATCGACCCCACAGTCCCTCTGCCTGGCTTGAAGGAAATCGACGCCATGCCCGTGGAAGACGCCGGCCAGTCGCCGGGCGGGTATCCGCAGCGCAATCCAGCCGGCGGCCCCGACGAGGGTGGCCTGCCGGCCTTCAAGCCCCCGTTTAACTTCGACGACGCCATCAACTGGGTCGAGCGACTGTTCAACCGCGCGGGGCGTCGGTCCTCTTGAGGCTGTTCTTCCCTCTGCCCTGATCCTGCCTCTTGTGGCCGACAGCACTTGAGCCGGGTGGCGGTAGGGCAGCGCCACCCGGCCTCTCTTACACCATCAACCGGCGAGGGCGATACGGAGAGACCATGCGAGTATTGACAAAGAAGAACGTCGAGAAGATCAAGCAGGCCATCGCCGATGGCACGAAGCAGACTGAGATCGCCAAGCGATTCAAGGCCAGTCGCTCGGTAGTCTCGGACATCGCCACTGGCCGGGTCCACAAAGATGTGGACTGGCCCGGCGGCGAGCCTCCGATGCCCAAGCGGGCCGGCGGCCAGCACAAAAACATCCCGAACTACGACCCGACCGACAAGCGAGTCATGGAGTTGGAGGCCGAGATCGTTCACCTGACGGACGAGCGGAACCGCGAGCGGCAGAAGGTCAAGGCCGGGGCGAAGATCGCCGGCCTATTCAAGGCGGTCGTTGCGGAAATGGAACAGCGGATCAAGCCGTTTGCCGCTCTTCCTTCTCAATTGGAGTACCGCCGCAAGGCGCAGATCGTCGAGCATTGCGTGATGCACCTCTCGGATGGCCACCACGATCAGGTCGTGGTCCCCGATCAGGTTGGCGGGCTGGAAGAGTATAACTTCCCCATCTCCTGCGCACGCGCCGAACGATACGTCAACACGGTCGTCGAGTGGACGCAGGATACGCTGGCCCCGAAGTTCTACTTCCCCGTGCTCTGGGTTCTGGCTTACGGCGACTATACCAGCGGGGAAATCCACAAGGCGTGCGAGCGGTCCTACTACCGCAATCAATTCAAGAACTGCCTGGCCATCGGGCAGTTACACGCCCTGATGTACCGCGATCTGGCCGCCCACTTCGAGGATGTCCACGTCCTGTACCTGGCCGGCAACCACGGCCGGCGGACGCCGAAGAAGGACTACCTCGGCGCGCATGACAACTGGGACTATCTCTGCGGCGAGGTTGCCCGGCTGCACTGCCGCGATTTGGGCAACGTCCATTTCAGCATCCCCGATGCGTGGAGCGCCAACGTCAACATCAACGGCGTTGGCTTCAACGTATCGCACGGCGACGATGTTCGCTCCAACCTGGGCATCCCCTGGTATGGCATGGTCCGCCGACAGAAGGGCCTGATCGCTCTGGGTGCGGCGGCCGGTGCCCAGCGGTGCCGCTACTTCTGCGTCGGCCATCATCATGCCGCCAGCGTGCTGTCCGACGTGGACGGCGAACTGCTGGTCAACGGGTCATGGGTGGGCACCGATGCCTTTGCCTACAACTCCTTGTCCGGCTACCGGGAGCCTTCGCAATGGCTCCACGGCGTCAATCCCAAGCATGGCATCACTTGGCGGATGAATTGCAAGTTGCGCCATGAGAACGAGAAGTCCGGTCCCAAGCGCTACCTGATCGACGGTGGCCGCGACGTGGGGCCGCTGAAGTCCTAACCCCGGAGAGAACCGTGCCGATCCATCGAACGACGAAAGACGGCAAGCCGGCTATGCAATACGGCACCCACGGTGCCAAGTACACCTACAAGGCCGGCAACAAGGCAAGCCGCGAGGCCGCTAAACAGAAGTGCGTCAAGCAGGCCCTCGCCATTCAACGGCGGAGCGGAGTGCCTGCGAACCTGTAAAGGAGGCAGCCATGCCCAAGCGAGTTGGCCGCCGAATCATCGAACACTGGCGCGACGGCGAGTGCATCGCCAAGGTCGAAGTCACGGAAAAGATGATCCAGCGCAACGAGGACGGCACGGCACGGGTCGTGTTCCCGCCGGGGAACGTCGTGCTGGCCACGGGCGACGAGCTGCACTTCGACGCGGACGGGCTAATCGAGCGCTTGAAGGGAGTCAAGTGATGGCCGAGACGAAACTGCGACTCAACCTCTTCCACTTGCGGAAGGGCGAGCAACCCGAGGCGGTCGAGACCTACTACGTGCTCGGCCGCAAACCTGCGGGCGGCATAGTCGCCCGAGTCATTATCGAAGAAGACTTGCACCTGCGAAAGCACGACACGTTGATCTTCGATTTCACCAACGAGAAAGCATGAGGTACTGCGATGATTGCGAGACTTGCGTGCATCTTGGCTTTGGCGGCATTGCTGGTTGGTTGCGAGACCCCGCCCATGCCGCCGGTGGACGTTCACATCCTGCCGGCGATGAA